CGAACGAGATCCCTCTAAGATACAGGAATTAAAACTCGCCTGGTATGAATGTATAAGCTGTAAAGGCAAGATCGTTGATAATATGAAACAGAAGATGCTTTTACAGGGGAAGTGGGTACAGGACGGATGCCATGTTAATGAAGCCGGAGAAATCAAGGGCAGTGTTCCAAAAACATCGAAGAAAGGATTTTGGATCAACGCGTTATATTCACCATGGTTGACATTCTCCGATGTCGCGGCGGAGTTTTTAAAGTCCGGGTCATATCCCGAGTTGCTTATGAATTTTATTAATTCATGGCTCGCTGAATTATGGCAAGAAACCCGTGATGTCACGCAACCCGCCGAACTTAAAAAACTCATCATGGACTATCCGTCAGGATCTCTCGCCCCAGGGGTTATTGTGATTACAGCAGGGGTTGACGTTCAAAAGGATCACTTTTACTTAGTTATTCGCGGATGGGGGTATAAACTCGAATCCTGGCTGATCCTGGCCGCACGTATCGAAACACAGGTCGAATTAGAACACAGACTGTTTAATACCAAATATGGATGGATCGATGCCGCCGGCCAGGCACAGGAACCATTGCCGGTTTTTCTTACGAACATTGATACAGGGTACAGGGTATCTGAAGTATATGATTTTTGCCGTAAATGGGAAGGCGCCGCGCGGCCAATCAAAGGCCGGGATAGGCTTTTTGGATCTCCAATACATGTCAGCACAATAGATAAGTATCCGGCCAGCGGTCAACCGATCCCCGGAGGCCTTAAGTTGTGGCATCTCGATACATCATATTTTAAAGACAAGGTCACGCGCTTAGCTAAAAATTCCTTTATGAATATTGATGAAGCGAAATGGCATTTATATAAAGACACCCCCGAGGAATATTTAACACAATTTTGTGGGGAGCATAAGATCTTGATCCGGGATAAAAAAACCGGCCGTGTTTTTGAGGTCTGGCGTCCGGTGTCCGGATCTTCGCAAACACATTTCTTAGATTGCGAGGTATACGCCGCGGCCGCCGCAGAGATGCTTCGATTGCAGGATCTACGTCCGGAAACCACACCAGAGCCCAGTAATCCTACTCAAGGCCAGGATCCTGAACGCGAGGATAAAGAGAGCTGGCTTGGTGGTAGGAATCGAGGATGGTGGAAAAAATGACGGAGAACTGGCTTGGCGGCCGGAATAAGGGGTGGCTTAAAGATTATGTCAGTCCGAGAAATGAACCCGCCAAACCTGATCAAGAAAATGGTAATGAAGGAGTAATTTTTATACGGGCAAAGTGCCCGAAATGCGGCAATAAAGAAAAATTAATCTGTTACCGATCGGAAGGTGGATTACGGTATTATAAGTGTTCTTGCGGGGAAAAGTTCAAAGCAGTGGAAAAAGACTTTGTTCCGTAATACGGAACAAGGGTATTGCTTTTAAAAATTCGTGGTGTAAACTTGAAGTAGAAGAAGTAATATCGGAATAACCTCGGCGACGGTCGGGTTTATCATATAAAGGACGGCAATTGCGGTGCCGCAATCATCGCATTCGCCGTCCTTTTATTTTAGCGGGCAGTGAGGTGCCTCATCATCTTACTGTCCGCTATTTTTTTGGAGAAATATGTCAGCACCGACGAATCAAACGATACTCGATAACATAAAAACCGCCATTAATAATGTTATGTCCGGCGGCGCCGTTCAGTCTTATTCCGTTGGCGGACGGAATCTTCAACGATGCTCTCTTAATGATTTGATGGAATTGCAAAAATATTATACGCGGCTCGTGGCCGCGGAGAATAGCGGAGATACGCGGACATACGCGGAACCAGTGGAGCCAGATTGAGAGAAATAACCGATTCACCAAAAACCATATCCGAAAAAATAAGCTTAGCGATCGATGGCGCCATAGGGGTGATATCTCCAGAGAGAGCGTTCAAGCGTAAGGCTTTCAGAAATGCCTCAAGAATGATGGCCTCAACATCGTATAAAGGCGCCGCTAAAAATAGACTACGAAAGAGCTGGTCGCCTTTCGGGGGATCCCCGGATGAAGACTTATTGGCAGATCTACCGACTTTGCGCGAAAGAAGCCGGGATCTAAATAGAAACGATGGTACGGCCTCCGGGATTACAGACACCATGACATGCAATGTTGTGGGTACCGGAATAAAAGCCCAAAGCCGAATAGATAAAGACACGCTCGGTGTAAATGATGAAGATACGGATATATTCCAAAAACGCGCTGAACGCAGCTGGGAAAGATGGATTCCTTACGCTCATTCAGCAGGGATCTTGGATTTTTACGAAATACAAAGCCTTGTAGATCGCCAGGTCCTTGAAAACGGGGAAGTTATATTACTGCCATTAAGGATTGAGCAGAAAAATCGGCCTTATTCTCTCGCGATCGACATCATAGAAGCGGATCGTCTTGACACGCCCTTTGATCTTAAAGGGGATAAGTCAATCCGGTCCGGGATCAAGATCGGTGAACGCGGCGAACCTCTTATTTATTACATAAAAAAGACACACCCCGGAGATATGACCCTACGCAAAACCTGGAACGCTAATGATTTTATCGCGTATGACGCGGTAAATAGCCTTGGTCAAAAAAATGTATTTCATCTTTACTGGATGAATAGACCGGGCCAGACCCGTGGTATTCCTTTCTTCGCGCCGGTACTTACTTATTTTAAAGACCTCGCTGAATATATGGACGCGGAGCTTATAGCGGCGCGTATCGCGGCCTGTTTCGCGATATTCGTTACAAAAGATAATGCGGTTGACGTGGCCGGCGCCAGGACAACGTCCATTGATAGTAAAGGCAAGCGTAGGGAAGAGATCGAACCGGGCATTTTTGAATATCTCAATCCCGGTGAAAAGATAGAGACCGCTAATTCTAACCGCCCCGGGGGATCGTTTGAGCCATTTGTAAACCGTATGTTGAGATCCATATCCGCGGCGTTAGGGCTGCCTTATGAGCTCGTAGCGAAAGATTTTAGCAAGGTAAATTATTCAAGCGCGCGGGCGGCGTTGTTGGAAGCGAGGAGATATTTCCGCAGACGACAGGAATGGCTCGCCCGTAAACTTTGCCAGCCGGTATGGGAACTTTTACTTGAGGAAGCGTATCTCCGCGGTGAGTTAAAGGCGGATACTTTTTATGAAAACCGCCTTGAATGGGTGAGGGCCAAATGGATCACGCCCGGGTGGCAGTGGGTGGATCCTGTAAAAGAAGCTGAATCCTCAAAACTCGCGATTGATTCAGGATTATCGTCATTGGCTGATGAGTGCGCCGCCCAGGGGAAAGATTGGGAAGAGGTAATAGGCCAGAAGGTCCGCGAGCTGGTAACGATTAAAAAACTGGAAGAGCAAAACGGTATAACATTAATAAAAGACGGCAAGATAAGCGATTTGGCCAAACAGGAAGAGGTGCCAATAAATGACAAAGCGAATCAATGAGGTTTTTTTCTTAAGACCATGGGCCGTAAAAGAAGATGTTCTGACAGCCATGACAGAAATTATCTCGCGCCATATTAAAGGCGAGAAATTATCCAAAGAAGAGATACAAACCCGTGTAGGGGCCAATAAAATAGCCGTACCTGATTATGAGGTTACGGCTGATGGCGTTGCCAGGATCCCGATCTATGGCGTAATCGCCAAGAGGGCCAGCATGGTGAATAATATTTCTCAACCGGAAGGAACGTCAGTCGAAGAGATCCGTAATAATCTTAACGCCGCGCTTTCTGATAACACCGTCAAATCTATTATGCTTGATATAGATTCCCCGGGAGGCAGCGTGGATGGAATCGCGGAAATGTCGGATATGATTTTTGAGGCGCGCAAGGTTAAACCGATATTGGCATACGCGGATGGGCAGATGTGTTCAGCGGCGTATTGGCTCGGATCATCAGCCGATAAGATTTACGCTTCTAAAAGCTCCGAGGTGGGCTCTATTGGTGTTTACGCCGTCATCAGTGATTACAGCAGGGCCTATAAGAATCTCGGCGTGGATACCGCGGTTATAAAGGCCGGTAAATATAAGGCGGCCGGGCATCCTTTAAAACCTTTCACAGATGAAGATCGGGGTAGTATCCAGGATGAAGTCAATTCATATTATGACCTTTTTGTTGAGGCGATCGCGCGGAATAGGAATGTTTCCGCGGAAGACGCGCTAAGTATGGCCAACGGCAAAGTATACATAGGCAAAAAGGCGCTTGCCGTAGGGTTGGTAGATGGGATTATGGAATCCGATATGGCCGCGTGCAATGATTTCAAGAAATCAAAAAATAAGTCCGCTGAAATAACGGATATTAAGGCCACGTCAGGCACGGCAAGTCCAGGCGCCGACATTGAGAAAGTTCTGGGAAAAGAAAAGGTGATAATCCAAAAACCAAAGGAGGAAATTATGGTTGAGTACAAGGAAATCACTCTTGATGCGTTAAAGGTCAACAGGCCGGATCTTGTGACCGCCCTGAACGCAGAGGGCCTTAATGCAGGTAAAGAGGCAGTAAAAGCAGAAGGTAAAGCGGAAGGTGTTAAGCAGGAAAACGCCCGCGCAACGGCGATCCTGAAAAAGGCGAACGCTTTTGAGGGGATGCAGGACCTCGCGGTAAAGACGATCGAGGAAAATGATACCATCGAGGCCGCGGAGAATAGATTCAAAGCGAAGAAACTTGATGCTATTCAAAAAGAAGCGCCCAAAGCAGCAGGGCCGGGTCAGGAAGCTGTTGTGGCAAAACAGTATGCGCAAACCCCTGAAGGTTGGGCTTTAGAATATAAAGAAACACCGGCGCTCGCAACTGAATTCGGGAAAGAAGCGGCGTATGTGTCTTTCAAAAAGGCCGAAGCAGCCGGCAAGGTAAAAATCTACAAAAAGTAGTAAGTGGTTTCATATCGGTAAGTAAGGCAGTGGGTAAAAGTAAACCAAAACCAAAAAGGAGGAAGCAATGAGCACATTAGCATTAAATAAGCCAAGGGCGTATGAGGAGGGTGAGTTTAACGATCTTCCGGCAATAGTAACCGACATTATATATGAAGGTTCGGCCGTAGGGTTAAGCAGTGGGTACGCAAGGCCGCTCGTCGCGGGCGACGCGTTTCAGGGATTCGCGGTAAAAAAGTGCGATAACTCCGCGGGGGCAGCGGGCGATAAAAACGTCCGTGTCCGTAAGGTCGGTGAAATAGAGATAGACGTTACCGGCGTTACCGGGGTGACGGATGTAGGATCCACGGTTTACGCAAGTGATGATGATACTTTCACGCTCGCGTCTACCAGCAATAGCTCCATAGGTAAAATCGTGCGTTATGTATCTGGCACGACAGTTGTAGTGCATTTTGAGGCCGCGGGGAAAAGATCCATTTAAGCGGTTTTCAGAGTAAGGAATAGTAGGGTTAAATAACGGTTAATAAATAAAAACAAGGAGGAAACAATGGATCAAAGCGGTCTGGGCAGCAGGGCGATTATAGGAAAGTTTTATGAGATTCTTGAGCTTGGCCAGCAGGCTTCATGGCCATTTCAGATCGGTATGGAAATTCCATCCGATCAGGAATCGGAAACTTACAAATGGCTCGGTGCGTCACCGGCTATGCGTGAGTGGGTAGGCGGCAGGCAGGCTAAAGGGTTAAAAGAGAACGGTATCACGATCACGAATAAGAAGTTTGAAGCTACTCTCGAAATTGATGTCGATGATCACAGGAGAGATAAGACAAAACAGATCGATATCAGAATAGCGGAGATGGCGGATCAGGTTAATGGACATTGGGCCGATCTATTAACTACTCTTCTTTTGGCCAACGGTAACTGCTATGACGGCAAAGCGTTTTTTGCTACGAACCATAGCGAAGGCGCGAGCGGCACGCAGGTAAACGCGCTGACAAAGTCGCATGTTACCGCTCTTACGGTCGCGAGCACGACAGCTGTTACACCGGCTGAAATGGCAAAGGCCATTCTTGGTGTAATCGGTTATATGCTATCGATTAAGAATGACCAGGGCAAGGCCATGAATAGGAATGCCAAGTCATTTCAGATCCAGGTTCCTATCGCGCTATGGGCCGCGTCAGTTCAGGCCGTAACGATGAATAACCTCGCTATATCCGGCGGCGGAAATCAAGATAACCCGCTGTTGAAATTCGGATTACAGCTTGATGTCGTTCCGAATGCTGATCTTGACTCTACTTCTACGGTAGTATTCTATGTTTACCGCAGAGACGGCAGGGCCAAGCCCTTCATCCTTCAGTCAGAGGAAGATGTCAGCATTTCCGCGATTGCTGAGGGAAGCGAAGAGGAGTTCAAGAATAACCGGCACCTTTATGGCGTAAAAGCCTTAAGGAATGTCGGATTCGGTTATTGGCAACAGGCCGCGAAAGCGACATTGTCCACATAACCAGGAGTAAATACTACCCGAGGGCCTA